GAAAACGGAGTCGTTTACGATACACCTTTTTCAATTCCTGGTGCAGTTGTAGCAACCGTAAATCCAAACTCAAGCGTAGAAACAGACTATGCTGACAATGGAGCTTTCTTTGCACAGAATAATCGTGGTAATACAGAATTGTCTCTTGAGATGATTGACATTACCCCTGAAAATGAAGCAAAGATGCTTGGCCAGAAAAGAGTAAATGGTGTTACTATTGAAACTGACCTTGACCAGAGTCCATACTTTGCTTTTGGTGCAAAGATTCTCTTGGCTGGTTCGGATGAAAATGGTGATGCTGTTTATGAATACCTTTGGTACGCAAAAGGTAAGTTCTCTGTTCCTGAAAGTGGTGGTGAAACAAAAAGAGATTCTATCACTTTTGGTCATAAGAATCTTACAGCCCAGTTTGTTAAGACTCAGTTTGTTCCAGAAGGACAGCAGAGCGGAACAATTGGCGCTCATTGCAGAACTGACGACCCTGCCGTTCCTGCAACTCTTATTGAAAATTGGTTCAATGCTCCAGTTATTTCAACAACTCCAGATACTTCAGCTCTCACTGTAACAGCTTCTGCTTCAGGTGATAATGTAGTTATTACTGGAACAAAAGCATCTGGAAATGTATTCACATTTGCTCAGGCTACCGCAAAGGTTGGTGAAACAATTCTTGTAGCTGATGCTAGTGGTGAACCAATCAAGGGTTCTTTGACCTTTGGCGGAACTGGCACTGCTCCTACAATTACCTTTACTCCTGATGCAGAAGAAGAGGCAGTTGCTAGCGTAGCTGTAACTTCAGGACTTAAAGACAATAGCGGAGTTTCTGCAACTCCAATGCTGGACACAAGCCTTTAAGTTTATTAACTATCCTTCCTGGTCCTGAAAAGAATCAGGAAGGAATATTTTAATTTTGTAAGGATGGACAAAATGGAAGAATTAAAAGAACTTGATAAAGTTAAACCTGAAAAGGTTACATTAAAAATTCATGGTAAAGAGCGGGAAATAAAATTTAATTTTTCTGCATGGGCTAAACTTGAAAAAGAATTTGGTGGATTGAAGAATTTAACAAAACTTCAAGAGAAAGTTGAAAATGAACCTTTTACCGTGATTCCACATTTATTGTTTATTGGACTTCAGGATAAAGAAGGAGTCACCGAAGAAAACATTCTTGATGAATATGGACTTCAGGATGTTCAAATGATTTCAGAAACCTTCAATCGTGCACTATATGGTTCTCTTCCAACCGGGGATGAATCAAAAAAGGAAGTGGAAGCAACAAAGACGGAATAAATGAATTTCCGTGGTCTTACCTTTTAACAGAAACCCTGCTATTAGGTAAGACTGAATTTGATTTCTGGGAATCCACTCCCCGTTATATAATGGCTTTAATTGACCAGAAAAAAGAAATAGAAAAAACTAACCAGAAAAATCAGGCAATTTATATTGCATGTTATGTCTGGGGAAAAGACCCAGATGAATTTGAAGAAAAAGAATCTGGACCGATTCCTGGTGTTGATATTCCTATAAGTCCAGAGTTGGTAAACAAATTATTTTCATGAGGTTTGAAAAAATGGCTGATAGTGATTTTAGAGTAAAAGCGATAATTGAAGCAAATACCTCCAATTTTGACAAAGGTATGACGCAGGCCCAAGCTTCAGCCACAAATCTTTCTAACACCTTTGGTAATCTTTCAAAAATTATAACAAAAGCATTATCTTTTGCAGGTTTAGCTATTGGAACAAAAGCTATAGTTGATTTTGGAAAATCTTGTGTTCAGTCTGCGAATCAGGCAGTTAAAACATTTAATATTCTTGACAATACAATAAATGCAACTGGTGCTGATGCTTGGACATCTACTAAAGAGCTGGATTCAATGGCAAAAACTCTTTCAGATTCCACCAATTACTCGGTAACTGAAATTGAAAATATGCAATCTGTTCTTCTTGGGTTTACAAACATAACCGGGGAATCTTTTGAAGAAGCTTCAAATGCGGTTCTGGATATGGCTACCGTAATGGGAATGGATTTGACTTCTGCAGTTCAAACAATTGGTAAAGCTCTTGATGACCCTATAACCGGTTTGGATTCTTTAAGAAGGCAAGGATTCAAATTTACAGATGAACAAAAAGCGGAACTCGCTCAGCTTGTAAAAAATGGAAAACAATTAGAAGCTCAAAAAATAATTCTTGATACTTTGGCAACTTCTTATGGTGGAGCTGCAAAAGCAGGCCAAGATTCATTTGCTAAGCAAAGACACGCCATTGAAAATTTCAAAGATACTCTTGGTGGAAAATTAATTCCTGTTATGCAGGTGTTCGCTGAGAATAGTGCAAAGACATTAAATAATTTAACAGATTTAATTTCAAAAATGGATTTTACTCCAATTGTTAACGTTGTAACAAATCTGAGTAAAATATTCAGTTCAACTTTTGAAAAGATTTCAAATTATTTAAGAAGTGTCAAAGATGAAGTAAGTGATTTTATTTCGAGATTTAATTTCAAACCAATTATCTCAATTTTAGATACACTTGCGGGAGTATTTATAACTGCATTTGATAGAATTAAATCAAGATTCAATGAATCATCCGGAATGATAAATCAATTAAAAGAATCTATAATTGACTTCAGTAATTCAGAATCATTTGAAAAAATTGTAAAAGTTATTAATGGTATAATCGATGCAATTGTATTTTTATGGGGTGAAATTGAAAGAGTTGCTGGAGAAATTAGAAATTTTGTTGTAGGTAAAATTATTGAAGTTTGGAACAAAATAAAAGAATTATTCAATAATTCACAAGAAGCTCTTGCAAATTCTGAAAGTGATATTAAATCTTGGGGAGATTATTTTTATTCGATTTTTAATAATATTTTTAGAATAGCTCAGGATTTAATAAATTCAGCTTCGGCTTTATTAAATGGGGATTGGCAAGTTGCTTGGGAATATGCAAAACTTGCTGTTCTAAGAGTAGCTGAATCTGTAGCTACAACTTTGGAAAGTATTAAAAATGGATTCAAAGACAAGATGCAGGAAATGTTAAGTATTGCATCTTTAGCTGTTAAATTTTTACCTGGTGGAATGGGAATCGCTCTTTCTGCTGCATTAAAAGGACTTGAAGGTTTAACAAATACTTCATCAAAAATGAGAAGTGTTATTCAGGAACAGGTTGAAGAAATTGAAAACAAGATTCAGGAATTAACCGGCCATACCGCAGATGTTGCAATTAAAGACCTGCAAGGAGTTTCAACTCAATTTGCTGGTTTTACTTCTTCTGCTCTTGGATTTATTCAGGATTTAACGGACGGCGTTGAAGAAGAAACAAAAAAGCAAAAAAATTATTTTTCAAGTGTAACATCTAGCGGTGAAGGTTCTTATGAAAAATTTTCTGAATGGGACTCAAAATTACTCCAGCAAAGACTCGAAGGTTTATCTGAATGGTCAGATGAAGCTCATGAAATAAATCTTCAACTCATTGAAGAAGAAAGAAAGAAGGCACTTGAAGCTGATAAAACTGGAGCTGAAACTGAAAAGATAAATAAATATTACAATGAGAAAATCAAGAAAGAAAATGAAAGAGCAGAACAAGCTAAAAGAAATATGATTAAAGAAACAACTTTGATGACTATTAATCAGTTGAAAACAATCGCTTCTAATGCAGTAACCGTTTTCAATAAAATTGTATCAACTATTAAAAATGCCTTTAGTGGAATTACAAACATTTTTTCAAAGATGTTCGAGTTTGACCCTGATGAAGCTTTGGATGATTTATTAAAATTTGAAGATTCTATTTTGACATTCTTTGTAGAAACACTCCCAAAACTTCCTGGTTTTTTCAGTTCTGCAGTTGAATCAATAGTTAAACTCATTGGTACTTTGATGAATGTTATTGATTGGAATCAGATTGCAAATATATTAAACTCAATAATTGATGTTATAATTAAAAATGCTCCAACTATTGTAAATAATCTTTTGATTATTGCTGAAAATATAATTAAAACTCTTCTCGAAGCGTTGAAAAATTTTGTTAAATCGGGTGGTTGGAAAATGCTTCTTGATTTATTATTAACAATTCAAAAAACCATAGAAGATATCGTTGTAGAGAATATGGATGATTTTGTTAACACTATTACTGATATGTTACCGGATTTAATTGAAACTTTGAAAAATAGTATTGTTTCAGCAAGTAAAACTTTGGGCAAATTAGCTCCTAAAATTTTACCTTTGATTGCAGATTTAATTTCAGCCATTATTGAAGTAATAACTAGCGATGAAGTTCTTGAATCTTCTTTTGAAGCGATAGAAGGTCTCGTTGATGGTTTAGTTCAGGCAATCATAAAATTATTAACAAAAGCTGTGCCAAAGATAATCAACTTTATAATTAAGATTATGGCAAATCCATCAACCTTGATAAAACTTACTGTCGCCATCGTAAAAGGTCTGATAAGTGCTTTTGCAAAAACAGACTGGAAACGGGTTGTGAAAGATATTTTTATGACATTTATAGATGCATTCAAAAACTTATTCGGAATTCATTCACCTTCAACATTATTTGAAGGTTTTGGATTGAATATGGTTGAAGGTCTTGTAAACGGATTGCAAGGAATATCAGACGCAGTAAATGCCATATTGGAACCGCTTTATAAACTTATTACAGATGTGTTTGGTGGTATAGGAGATTTTATAAACAATTCTATCACCGTATCATTTCAAGGTCTTTCAGACGTTCTTGATTCTAGCGGAAACGCTTTTGCAAAAATTACTGATTCTGTTGCAAATCTTGTAAAGCAATTGAAAAACTTGGTAAAGGAATTGAATAAAGCATTAAGACCTTTAACTGGTGGCGGTGGCGGTGGCGGTGGCGGTGGCCACATGAGCGCAGGTGATGCTGCAGTTGCAATTGCAACAGGTGGATTGTCATTATTATTCAGACACGCAAAAGGAACTAATAATGCACCTGCGGGCTTGTCGATTGTCGGTGAAGCAGGACCAGAACTTGTGCGATTCCGTGGCGGTGAGCAAGTATTAAATAATCATAACACAAACAAAGCACTTTCACAAATGGGTGGTAACACGATTAATCAATCCATTACTTTTAATAATTTGAAAGATACATCTGCTTTCGCAATGATACAGCAATTAAAAACTTATAATAGACAAATGGCAATAAATGGGATTTTATAGGAGGAATAAAAATGCAGAAATTAATCTTTACAAATGGAAATGGTCAGTCAATAAATTTAACCGCAGGAAATTTTGGTATAACGAATTGGCAAGGATTATCAAACGCTAACCTCAACATTCAATCACAACAGGTTCCTTTTCAGGATGGCGGGGTTTTTCTTGATGCTTTGATTGACCAGAGGGAAATAGAAATAACAATCGCTATTAATGATAACAATAATCTTGAATTAAGATATCAGAAAAAAAGAGAGTTAATTTCTGCATTGAATCCAAAATTAGGTGAAGGTGTATTAATATATACGAATGATTTTCTTTCAAAGCAGATTAAAGCTGTTCCTCAGATTCCTATTTTTGAAAACAAAAATTCAAATGATGCAGGAACATTAAAAGCTTCAGTTACTTTTACTTGCTGTTCGCCTTATTGGGAAGATTTGGAAGAAACTATCATTGAGTTAAAACAAGGAGTTAATCAAATTATCAATAACTCTGGCGATATACCTGCTCACATAAAAATAAAAGTTGTTCCTGAAAATGATGAAGTTGCTGACTTTCAGATTACAAACAATACAAATCAGGATTTAATAAAAGTGAATGGAGTCGTTTCAAAAGAAATTGACATTGACACAAATGTTGGAAATAAAAAAGTTGAACTTTCTTCTCTTAAAGAAGATATAAAATATTTTTCACAAGATTTTACGGATGCAATTAAAGTAGGAAATATTATTTATGTAACAAAAGGAAATTGTATACAGAAATCTATAAATGGTCTGGAATTTCAAACAATATATTGTTCTGGAACGAATATCACATTACGTGAAATTAATTATTTCGAAGAAAAAAATATATTTGTCGTTATATGTTCAAATGGATTTATAATTACAAGTTCAGATGGTGATAGCTGGAAAATTCAAGATATTAGTCAGACTGAAATCTATCAAATAGATTATTCACCAAAACTAGATTTGTTCCTTATTTCTTCAAGAAATGGTAAATTTATAACTACCAGTGACTTAATTAATTTTAATAGTTATGAAGTATCAGGAATTAGTGAAAGGTGGGAGTCTATAAAATGGATTTCAAATCTTGAGTTATTTTTAGCATTTAATTTAGGAAAATGTTATTATAGCTCCGATGGTTTAACTTGGGATTCCGTAAACCTTCCATCATCTGATTATTCAATCAATGACATAATTATAATTAATAATACAATCTATGCGCTTGGTATCAATGTCAATATATCAGGTTGTCAGTTGTTTTATAGTACTGATGCGTTGGTATGGAATTCTGGTTCAAGTATAGAAAATAACAACTTACGCAAAATAACTAAAATAAATGGTTTTTATTATTTGTATGGTAATAATGGAGTTATGTATAGAACTCAATATCAGGACTTAACCGGATGGTCTCAAATTACTACAAATTTTAATCAGGATATTCATGTAGGAATTTCTTTTAATGATATGATTTTTTTCTACTCTAAAGATATTATAGTGAGTGTTGATGGTCTTGTCTGGAAAACTCAAATCATATCGTTAGCGAGTGGGGAAAGTTTAGGAAAAATTTGTAAAAATCCAGACGAAACCATATTTATAATTTTATCAAATAATTGTGTTCTGAAAAGTAAAGATTGTATCAAATGGGTAAAAGTTTTAGAAGATTCTAGGTTGTCTTTTTTGGGAAATGTTCATTATATACAAAATAAATTCTATGTTTCAGGAAAAGGAGTTTTGTTTTCTAGTGAAGATGGTGAATCTTGGAATGAAATTATAGTAGATGAAAATGATGACAATGTTATCGGAAATTTTGATTATTCTGAAAAACTTGATTTATGGGTGACTGAAGGTTATAAAGGTTATTATACCAGTTCAGATTTAACCGCATGGACTTTCCATTCTATTGGTGATACAATTTCTGGTCTTTGTTGGATTCCAGAATTAGAATTTTTTATCATGGGTGTAGGCGTTTTTCGAGTTAAAAAAAGTTTAGATGGTTTAACTTGGAGTGACCCTATTTCTATTAGTTTATATAAAGCCAGCTATATAAAATACATTCCACAAATACATAAAATCGTAATATCTTCATGGTATAATGACGCTATTGAAATGATTGAAAGTGAAGATGGTGAATCTTGGAGTCCGTCAAATATAGGACGTTCAGCTTCAGATATAACTTACAATGATTATGAAATATTTATGGTAACTACCAATTATGTTTCAGATGTTTTTTATAGATATTTTGATTCTACTATAAGTTACAAGCTGAAAAAACAATTTAATTTATTTATTTATGAAGGTGTTATCTGGGTAAACAAATTAAATTGTTTTGTTGCTGTTGGAAATTATGGAACTTTGACTTTCTTTATGGATGAAAAAGAGAATATAATAAATAAAATTTCAGAAGACTCAAATCTGGATTTTACTTTAGAAGTTGGAAACAATGAAATTATAGCGGATTCTCTTATAGGTAATTGTAAGATGATTCTTTCTTTCAAACAAAAATACATAGGAGTGTAAAATGAGTTATAAAGAAAAACCGCAATTAAAAATTTACAAATATGAAAATGGTTCTTTCGTAATGCAGGCAATTATAGATGATTACCAGGAAGTAAGTTTTGAAAGAAACCTTTATGAAGCGGGACAATTTTCTATTACCATAAATTACAATATACCAAATGCTGGATTATTTGAACGCGGACTATTTGTTCAGTTTGGAAATGACCTTTACGATTTTGGTGAAATCTACACTATACAAGACTCGATTGGTCCAGACGGAAAAGGTAGTCAAGTCAGAATAATAACTGGTTATGATGCTAGATATATTTTGAAGCGTAGAGTAATTCGCAATCTTAATTCAAATGGATTGTGGTCTATGACCGCAAAAGGTGAATTATGTTTACGTAATCTTATAAAAGACCAATGCGGAGATGGAGCAGAAGAAAAAAGACGATTACCGATAATAAATGCAATCCCTGGTGATGCTGATGCTGTAGGAAAAATTTATTCTGTTTCAGAACAATTTACAAATCTTTATGAAGTATGTAAAACAATTGCAACTCAATCTGAAATAGGTTGGCGTTTAGCTTTTGGAATTTCAGGATTTGTTCTGGAATGTTATCTGGGTAATGATTTATCACAAACAGTAAGATTTGACACGGATTATGAAAGTCTTTCAGATGGTGAATTTTCAGATAGTTCAGAAAGCTTCACGAATGCAGTTTATGTTGGCGGAAAAGGTCAAAATGATAATCGTGATATATATGAAGGTGAAGATGGAATGCCAAGCGGGCTTGAAAGGTTTGAATCTTGGGACAATCAATCACAAATGACCGTCAGGGAGGAATATCAGGCGGAAGCAAAGTCTATACTTACCCAATATGGTCAAACGATTGAAATGTCAGGAAATGGTCTTGCTAAATGTCCTTATATTTACAAAGAACAATATAATGTGGGTGATTGGATAGTTGTAGCTTTTTCTGGAAAATCTGCGGTAGTTCAGATTCTTTCTGTGGTTGAATGTTGGTCATGGAATTCTTACGATATACAATTTAGTTTTGGAAAACCAAGAAGTAACCTGGCAGACCAATTACAATTAATGTTGAGAAAGATTCAAAGTGCCAGTGATAAAACAAAGTCAACTGATTCAATTCGATGGTATACAATTCCTACTGACACGGAAATGCCAAAGGCAGATGTTACATATACGAGAATTGGACTCGTTGGAACTTGCGCAGAAAATGGAAGTACTTTTAAGTTGTATCTGGATGCTGAAAAAACTGGCGCTAAATCATATCATGTTTATCTAAAACAATTAGGTGGTGGAAATCTTACATTAACTACCGGTAGAGAAGGAGCTACAGATTTAGTTCTTAATTCAGGAACTTATGTAGCTATTGTTTATGTTGATGAGAATGGAAATATTTCTTCTCAGGGAATGACGACAATTGACCAGATTGAAGCAGGAAACTATCAACCCGTTTCAAGCAGTGCGGTTGCAGATGCTATATCTCATAATCAAAACGTTTCAAAAAATACAGGTTTGAAATGGATTGACGGAAAAGACATTTGGCAAACAACCTATACAGTAACAACTACTTCCTATGACGATGATAACAACAGAAGACGTTTTACGTTAGACCTTACATCATTAAACATAGATTCGTTTGTAAATGTTGGTGGTTATACAGAAATAACAAGGGGTGCTTCTGAATATATCGGACGAAAATTTGCCTATGGGTCTACAATATTTACAACAAGTCTTAACCTTTTATTGAGTTCTGCAATTAGACAAGAAAGATATTTTTTTTATGTAAATAAACAATCTATTCCTGCAACAAGAATAAATGTTTGTCTTGATTTATTTTACACAAAAAATTAATCATAGTATTTTGTTCAAGTTTGTCTGTCAGGACTACTTACCCTAATTAAAAAGGAATCTGGATGTAAAGTTCCTGCTTTTCCGTTTTAGAAAGGCAGGATTCTATATCGTATAATTTTCTGAGTAAAGTATTTTTATGTTCAGGGTTGTAAATATTTTCATTTTCGTTCAGAGATTCTTTTAATAATTTTATATCTTGAAGAGTTATGATTACAAATAATTCTTTTGATTTCATGATTAAATCCTTTACCATGGAAGTATTTCAACTCGCCTAGGTATTCCAGTTATTTGTTTTCTTCTCCACAAATAGTTAGGTTCAAAATCAAAGGTAAAATTCAATTCACCTTTATTACTAAGTGGAAAATCTATTTTGTTTTCTAATTCTGGAAGTTCAAAAGATTCAGCTCTTTTTACTTCCACTCCATTCAAAAATAATTTTTCAATCATTTCTTCTTAAAGAATCCAGATTTAATTGTCCTGATAGTTTTCAGGGAATCAAATTTAATGATTGCAGAATCTGGAAAGATTTCAATAATTTTTCCAGAACCAAAAACCTTGTTAAAAACAATATCACCCTTTTTCATGATTTTTTCCTTCCTCTTTTTATTATAGGAGCAGGAAAACATTTTTATAGAAAATTGTTGATTAAAATTATAAAGTAGTTTATAATCTTAATTATAGGATAGGAAACTAACCTATAAGTGAGGTTTATATGATTACTTTAACAAATAATTACAGCGGTAAAAAGTTTGAGATTTCTACAAAAGAAATCATTGGCGGAAAGATTTATATTTTTGAAGGTCGTCAATTTATGAGTTTAATTGACTTGGGAAAAGCTCTTGCAACAAAAGCAAGAAGAATGAAAGGTACCTGCGCTATTGGTTTTTCAAAAGATTCTGAAGAAGAACTTGCCTGCAAAATCAATCATTTTTTCAGCTACAACTAAATAATTTCTGGTTTTTCCTGATTCCAGATTCAAAAATCAGGGAAGGAAGGTTTATATGGGAAAATCTAAAACTACAAGAAAAGATGTTATGATTAATACAGCTTTTCATGCTTTGGTTTCTGGACCATCAGAATTACTTGCGATTGGAGCAAAATATTTTAATGAACTTATGAATGGTTATGGTCTGGAATTTAATGTGGTCCATTTTGATTGTGACAAAGACTGGGTTGATTCTGAAAATCATGAATACCATTCTATTGATGATTTCTGCTCAGAAGTTGAGTACTGGTTGTCCTGCTATTATGAATCAGGTCATTGTAGACATGAGGAAGAATTCAAAGATAGAAAAGCTTTTATAAAATATCTGGAAGTTTTCAAAACCAATTGTAAAGAAAAACATCATAAATGGGTACCATATAATTCAGAAACAAAATTTTTATTTGATTAATCTATGAATAATTGATACCTACATGATAATTTCATACCCCCTATAAAAATTTTATAGGGGTGTATTTTTTAATAGGGTTATTAAACTTTAATAAGGGGTTATTAAACTTTAATATAATAAATATATTAATAAAATATTCTAAAGAATATATAAACGCCTACGACGTGAATCTTCTCCAGATAAAAATTTAAATCTTGAAAGAATTAAAAAGTTGATTTATATTTTTCTCATATAGGTAAGTTGCATGGAAACAGCTCCTATAATAAATCAGACGCGAACCAAAGAATAAGAAACTCCTCGGTAGGCAATTTTGTTTTCAGGGCTGTTTAATTCTATGGTTCGCGCCTTATAAAACGGCTTTTCCAAAAATCGAAAACTAAGTTGCTTACCGAGGAGTTTTTTATGTTTAGTATTACAGCAAAATATTTTTCAGAAAATTTTACAATAAGGTATAAATTAAAATTATCTACCATTGTGATTCTGGAATACATTTATTCATGGTTACTTTCTGATAATCCTCCAGAATCCAAAATTGAAGGTAATAAAAGATTTTTTTATATTTCACAATCCCACATAGCAAATGATTATAAATCTTTAATAAGTCAGGGTTCAATTTCTTTGAAGTTAAAAGAATTTAAAGATTGTGGGATTATAAAAGAAACCCAGATTGAACCGGTGACCAATAAATATTTTGTTTCTTTTGATTGGGATAAAGTTATAGAATCTTTAGCTCCACAAATGGTTCTGGAAAAGCAGAAATATAAATTTAACTCAAATTGGTTTGAAAAGATTTTTGATTTTATCAGGGAAGAGAAGGAACTTGAAAATCGTGAAATTCCAGAATCAGAAATTGAAGGTTCTGATTCATATAATAGATTTATGGGATACAAGAAAAATTTTAATCCAGACAAGGAGCAGAACATGGCAGGATTATTAGATGATAATGAAATGAAAATCAGCAAACCAAAATATCCAGTTGAAGCGGATTCCATAGCAAAAAGAATCCTGACTAAATATCCACAGATATTTATAACAAAATATCCAAAGAACAATGAAGAACCTACCAAGACTTATACTCGCCTTTGTCAGAAAATAACTGATATTTACAATGGTCATTTTACAAACTCCAGATTCTATAATTTTGACCAGAATGTTTTTAACAATAAACAATTTGAAACTTCAGGCTGGCGGGAAAAAATAAAGGGAGTTCAAGGTGATTGGTCAAAGGTTAAAAAATTGATTTTTGATTCAATTAAAAATTACATTCTGATGTTTGAAGAAGATAGAATGCCTATGAAAAAAGATTACCTGACAAATAACCTGAATGATTGGTTCTTTTCAGATAATCCAAACAATAAAGGACAAAGTCTTTTCATTCAATCATTAAATGAACCCATGATTACAAAACAGAAACTTGGTCTGGATAAAGCAAAAAATATCGTTAAGGATATAAAAGAGAAATCACCTATTTCATATCTTTCAGGTCATGAACTTAATGAATTACTTCCAGAAAACGCAAATGAAGTTTCTGCCTGGTCTTTTATTCAGGACATTATCAAATGGGGAAAACTTCTTTACCAATATGATGAAAATGCAAAATATTTCCTGCAATGTGAAATAAATAAAAATCTGGAATCAGGACCAAAAGTTCTGCCTGCATTATTTGCTAGATATTTGAAAGACAAAGAAATTTCTGTTTCCTTGAACACATTGAATATTGAGCAGGCCATAGACTCAAATGCTCCGTGGTGTTGGTTTATTCAGGAATCATGTAAAAAACACGGAATGAATCCAGATGTGGTAAAATGTCTGGATGAAAATGATTTTTACGATGCATATAATAAAAATGATAAATTAACTTTTAATGACATGGAAGAAGTAATTTTTTAAGGAGTAAAAAATGGACAAAGAAACTAAAAGAAAAGAATCATTAAAGCAGGCTGGATATTTTACGGTAAATATCCTGCTCCAGAAACTTCAGGAATTAAAAGATAAAGGTTATGGGGATGAGTTGGTTGGTAACATGGATGGTCATGTTTCATTTTGTGATTTTGATTCAAATGATAAATGTATTTTAATCCTATAATATTTTTAAGGAGTGTAAGTCATGGAAACATCTAAAATTTCTTTTTTATGTAAGTTGAGTGATAGAATCTACGATAACGCAAAATACGCTAGAGGCGTATGCTCTGATAAACTTAGAAGTTTATCAATTAAAACTTCTTATGGGGAACTTAAACTTGATTTTGATGATTATCCAGAATTAAAACCCGTGGCTGAAAAATTACTTAATTATCTGGATAAGTCCGAAGAAAGAAAGCAGAATGAAATAAAAGTTGAAATAGCAAGGATTTTATAACATGAAGCGGGAAAAATTAAACGTACTTAATGAGCGGGACCTTTTAATAGGTCTGATTACATCAGAAAAGTTTTGCAGGGAAATATGTCCAATTTTGAACCCTCGATTACTTGAAGTGGAATATACAAAAATCGTTTCTGGCTGGATTAAAGATTTTTATAACAACTTTAAGAAAGCTCCACATAAAGACATCATGAAAATCTATCGTTCCAGATGTGAAGAAATTTCAGATGAAGACCTGCAAGATAATATTCTTACTTTCATTGAAAAGGTTTGTAAAGATTATGACAACCTAAAAAATTTCAATGATGATTATATGCTGGAGCAGACTATTCTTTATTTGAAAGGCAGGAGCTTGAAGAATCTTTCTGAAGATATAGATTCATATTTAACTACCGGTGATATTTCCAAGGCTGAAAATACAATCACAAAATATAAATCTGTAGAAAAGAGTTCAGGAAAGGCGGTTTCACTTTTATTTAATAGGGAAGCTGTAATAAATAGTTTTACTCAGGACAACGAACTTTTATTTAACTTTCCTGGTGCTTATGGTTCTGTCGTTGGGGATATTCACAGAGAGGATTTTATTTCATATCTTGCACCTATGAAAAGAGGTAAAACTTTTGCTTTGATTGATGCAGGAGTCGTTGCGATTCAGAATGGTTTGAAAGTACTCCATGTTTCAGCTGAAATGTCTGAAAATCAGGTTTTAAGAAGATACTGGACCGCTTTGTCTGGACAATTGAATAAAGATAAAGATGACATAAATTATTCCTATTTTGAAAAGGATGGTGATAAATGGGAAATCAAACAAAAAGTGATTTCCAGAAAAGCAGTTTCCATTGAAGAAATAGAAAAGAAGCAGAAACATTTTAGAAGATTATTCAGGGGCGGTGATATAAGAGTTTTGGCTACTCCTGCATATAGCTGGACAATTGAAAGATTGGATGCTGAAATAGATAATTTGGTAGAGCAGGAAGGTTTTATTCCTGATGTGATTATTGTTGATTATGCAGACATCATGGCGCCTTCTGAAAAAGGTGATTATAGAAACCAATTAGATGGAATCTGGAAAAGACTTCGTGGAATGGCTCAAAAAAGAAAGGCTGTTGTTTTTACTGCATCACAATCTGGAAGAGCTTCCATTGATAAAAATGTTGATTCAAAAGATATTGCCGAAGATATCAGAAAACTTGCACATATTACTTCTATGGTTTCATTGAATCAGAGTCCAGCGGAAAAGAAAGCTGGTATTTTAAGATTGAAACAATTGGCTGTCAGAGAGGGTGAGCAGGAATTCAGGGAAGCTGTTTGCACTCAATGTTTAACTATTGGTAGAATAGTAACCGATTCTCATTTTGATGATGAAGTTACTATTGATTCAGAAATAGAAAATCAGGATTCTAATAGAAGGAGCGGGAAAAAACGCTTATAACCGCTCTAGG